AACTGATTCGTCGTCACCTAAAATTCCTTCTAACTGAAACAGCAACGCAATTTCCTGCCGCTGAAACTTTCGCTGCTCAACCCATGACGATGCTGTGTCTGCGTGACTTAGCGTATGAACTCGCATATTTTCCCGGAGTAAACCAGCACGCCCGACATTATCTAGGCCACGGTGCCAATGGTTAAATGAATTTAAAAATTCGTCAGCATCTTTCTTATCTCGAAACGCTGACCTTGGTGCTTCCAGCATGATGCCTGGTCGCGATCCATTAGCAAAGTCTTTGTTCGTTGCTTTCTCAGCTGCCAACCCAAGGCCAATGCTGTTCTTCGCAATTTCAAACAACTGCAATCCGTTGACCCCATTTGCACCTAAACCTGGTATGTGAAGCACATCCTTGTCGTCGATTATTAGCGTGCGTGCCTCGTAACCTTCGTTGAAAGTGTTCAGCCGCTCATGGGGCGTCAGGTTAACTGTGTGGATCTTGCTACCTTCATGGTAGACCGTAGTGCTCTGAGTTGGATCAATGATCAGTAACTCAATCGGGTTGCCCTGACCGTCACGCACGATTGCGGCCTTTGCGTTGCCCCAAATTAACGCATGCACCATTAGCGTTTCTTTGAACTGAGCCGCAGTCATGTACGGGTTAGGTCGCGTTTTGAGCAGGCGATACGCTGGGTGCGAATACGCTTTATCTGCTCCACCTTCATCGAGTCGTTTGTGTACGCATAACGGTAACTGGGAAACGTGACCACTGATCTTACTCACTGCATACCAAACAGCGGGTAGCCCCATGGCATTGATGCCGGTTACGCGCATGCCACTGTCGCTCTTTACGCTTGTCACTGCGTTGACAAACCACTCGGCAGGCTTGGCAAGTCCAGTGTTCAAAATCCGCTTAAAAAAATCAATCATTGTGTTTCTCAACTAATGAACAGGGGACCGTCGATTCGGGGCTCGGTGACCATGCAAACCCACATCGCCATGACGCTGCTTACCACTGGGTCAATTTTTTCGTTACTGTCACGCTTGTTCAGCATGACTTGCTGTTGTGTGTTTTGTACGAGGACTGCGTTGCCCATGCACCAACGCAAAAGTGGGTTGCCATCGTGCAGCAATCTGCCCTCTGCCATTGCTGCTCGGAACTCACAGATAGGACCGTTAAACATGCCGCAGTTTTGCCCCATGCGAGCAGCGCGTATTCCCTGCTGGCTCAAGTTCTCGGCAAACTGCTGTGCTCCCGCCGGATCGTAGGCAAGTTGATCAACGCGATACCTATCGCAAGCACCAAGCAGATCCCGCTCCATCTGACTGACTGGGTATTCGCAGCGGCGAATCAAGTCGTCATGCACCCATTGCGCAAATGGTTGCTTGGTTAAATCGCGACGAGTGTTTGTTGCGATGTAAGACTGCGTCCGTATTTCGTATCGCCAAACTGGAGTATGGTCGCCGGAGTATTCGCCCGTGGGGAACTTGGCACACACGGACCAACTGGCTAAATCGTTTTGCCCTCCAAGATCCACTGCCGCCCCAACCGCTGCCGCGTCACGCCAATCGCTCAAGACGCCTTCGCACTTATCCCACAACTCTAGATCAAACGCCCGCGTTGTCGATGAAACAAGTTGGTTTGCGTGATACCTTTTAAAACGGTTCAAGGCGAGTGCATCCTGCTTTGCCTCTTTCGCCATTCGCTCTAGGTAGGTTTGCTTGACGCTAACACCCAGATTTGGATTTGATTTCACCCAGTTTTCAGGGTCGAGCACATCGTCCTTTTCGTCTAACTCAAAACAGAACGCAAACAACTGTTCGTCATTAAAGTCTTGGTTAAGTATGCCTTTGGCGTACTTGTATTCACTGAGCCAAATGTGGCTTTGATCATCGCCAGCAGTGGTCAGCGTAATGATAATCGGTTGCTGCCTTGCACCAGATCCGGTCTGCATAGTGTCGTAAAACCCTCGATGGTGCTCACGCCAGGCATGCAATTCGTCTTGCAATATTGCAAGTGGATTCAAACCGTCATATGGCTTGTCGCTTCCAACGCATCGTATCGAGCCCTGATTATGAGCAAACGTAATCTGCTTGTTGATCGCAGTGCTCATCTTTTTAATGTGCTTGCTCTGCATTCGCATACGCTCGATCTCAGCGTACATGACCTTTTCAACTTGCTCACGTTTTGTTGCACAGAGAATTACGTTTGCAACTGCCTCCGGCTTGCCTGTACCAGGATTCACATCAAAGCTTGCCAGAAGCACTGCCAACGCCGCACCCAGCGTACTCTTCCCGTTCTTCCGCCCCATCGACCAATAGGCTTTGCGAAACCTGCGAGTGCTATCGTCTGCACGCTTCCAACCAAACAAGCATGAAACGCCAAATGCTTGCCAAGGCTCAAGTATCAGCGGCAAGCCAGCGTGCTCGCCAATGCTGTGACATAACAACGACTCAATAAAATCAACTGCGACCTCTGCGTGCTGACTGTCGAAGTAATACGGAAAGTCTTTGTCGCCTTCACGCTCCATGTCACGCACATGCCTTTGGACCGCTTTGCGCACCAAATCACACACAACAATATCATCGTTGATGACATCGTCGATGTAGCCTTGGATCTTGTGAAGCGTTCCCGATGCAATCATTTAGTTCCTGCTTTGCAGTTTTGCCAAGAGCCCACCAAACGGATTGTCGTCTTGCTTTGGATTCATGCTTACAAGCTTGCCGCGAGATGCGGGGGTCAAACCAAACTCTGGTATCAGCTTGTTCATTGCTTCGCGATGCTTGTGCATATCAGTCCCAGCAGGATGTCGCTTTGGTTCGCCACGCGAGTCAGTAATGATTCCACCACATTCATCAAACTGACGCTTTGCCATCATCCAGCCAGCGTATGCAGTGCAATAAGCAACCATAACCTGACGCTGATCAGAAGACAGGATTCCCATCGACTTCATGTCTTTGACTAATTGTCGCCACATGGTTTTTTCGTCGTCGCTAAACCACTTTGGCATCGGAGGGGCTTTGCCGTCAATTTCGGGTGCGTCTTTGTTTTCCCGCTGTGGGTTTTTGACGTAACTACCTTGTGCTTTGTGAACACTCGGGGCTAGCGGTTTTCTTCCTCTTCCCATTACGCATACCTCCTAACACGTTTGAGCACCTTCCCGTGCCTGGCGTCATGGCAACGCTCGCACAGCGGGGCAAGGTTTGTTCTTTCCAGTCGCAAATGCGGTGCTGTGTTTATGCCTTGAATGTGATGCAGTTCGACCGCTGGCTTTATGCGACCTTTTTTTTCGCAATCGATGCACAGCGGTTGGTCATCTAAAACCTGGGCTCGCAGTTTGCGCCAGTGATGGTCGTAACCTTTCTGGCCAGCGTTCATCCTGCCTGCATGGCATTTTGGACACAGTTTTCTGTCTTCGATCATTTCGCCGCACTTGCAGAAATACATCAGCCGACCCACCCTGCTGAACCGGAGGTCGATGCAGCAAGAGTGATGGTTTCACTTGCATTGGCAGACAATGTTACGTCGATGTTGCTTGGCGTGCTGTAGGCATCAGGAGGACTTGTTACAAGCGTGTAAGATCCAGCATCTAAATTAAACGTGGCTAAACCATTGCTGTCGCTCACTAATGTCAGTGCTGTTCCACCGATATTGACTCTTACATTTGGCACAGCGTTTCCGCTTGTGTCTTCGCAAGTAACGGCTAAGGAGTAAATTCCACCTCCAGTTCCTCCAGTTGTCCACGCAGCATCGCCACGATCTCGAATCGCCTCAAGAGTGTCGGTCGATGCAAACCCGCTGCCTTTGATGTCCGTCAAGTGAGTGATGATTGCTGACTGATTACTTGCAGTAGCGTCCCCACCACCACTGCTGCTTGGTGCTTGTTCAAGAGCGTTGGTCGTAAATCTAGATACAAGACCGTCTGCCTCCATTGCGCTGTCAAGCTTGTTTGCAATTACCAAAACTGAATCAGCGACTGAATCGACGTTTGCTAAGTCTGCGGAACTCGCAAGGTCTGTTAATGCTCCGCTATTTGGCAGGTTGTCAGTTACTGCCTTAATCGCATCAACAACTGCGTCGATAGCGGCAACCTCTGACGCTCCAGCGACTGCCGAGACATTAGCTTGACTTGCAGT